AGAGGTGCTACCAACAGAAGGTTTTTTCCACTATTTACAATGGGGAAAGTGGCTGATAGGTGTTAATCATGGTGACAAGATTAAACCTGCAAAACTGGTGTCTGTCATGGCTCGTGATATGGCAACCGCGTGGGGAGAATGTACTCATAGGATGTGGGCATTAGGCCATTTTCACCATCAAAATACATTAGAGCTAGACGGTTGTATTGTACAAAAATTTGGAGCGCTTACTCCGCCTGATAGTTGGCATGCAGGGCAGGGCTACGGCTCAAACTCTGTCATGGAAATGATCACATTTAAAAAGCAAGGCGGTAAACATTCCACGCTGATTTATGAGCTAGATAAGATTGTTAATGAGCCTGACATAAGGATCGACTAATGGACATAAAATCACCAATGAAACAACAAGTAGGTGGTGACCACTACTTAAAAAACACTATTCAACCTTGGGATATTATTGACAGCTATCAATTATGCTTTTATAGTGGAAATGCAATCAAGTATATCTTGAGAGATAAAAGTAATAGGAAGGAAGATTTGCTAAAAGCAATTCACTACCTAGAAAAGATGGTTAATGATTTGGAGAACAAGGAATGAACACGTCATATTCTAAATATAATATGTCTATTAAAATTAACTCTGAGCTGGCTCAAAATGAAAACATTATTGTTTACTGGTCTTTAGAAGACGAGAATTTTAATGTAAGAGCTGATGGAGATTGGGATGACATTGATGAGGATAATTTGATAGGGGCTTACACTAGCTGGATAACAACAGCAGAAGTGTTAGCAGATTGCGATGCCTTTCTCAATGAGTTAGATTCACATGATGTTGATTGGCCAGATGTGGACCAAACACGATTGGCAGCAATTGGTCAAAATGGTAACGATGGATTAGTTTACGATAATGAGTAAAGGTTCAAAACGTAGAATTGAAAACAGGAAGAAGGTGGAAGACAACTACGATAAAATTGATTGGACTAAAAAATCTAATCAATCAAAATCAAGCGATAACCAACCACCATCGTCCAAACAAAAGCTGTAAATTTTTATGGCATCAGCGTTTATTAATGTGTCTATGATTTTATGTATGTCTCCCTCTAAGTAATAGAAATCTGGCTTTTCCACAAAATGAAGGGCCAAGTCAGCGGCTGTTACAGCTGGTCCAGCTTTATTTATCACGTCTATCGCACCATTGACTAAATAAACACCCGCTAAAAATATGTCTATTGTTCTAGCAACTTCACGCTCTGCTTCTATGCTAAGTCTGTCAAATAAGTCAGCACGAAGTGGGTCATCATGAAGACGTATTATTGTCGAAGTAAAGTGCTTTATCATTCTCTGTCTATTTTGACTAGATATTTTCATCTTTAGCTCCACCTTGTTTATAAAGTAATGTTTTTAGTTCATGCTTGTAGAAGTCATATATTTGGTGGTCGTAACTATCCCAAACATCTAATACCTCTAACTGTGTCATTAACTTTTGTAGCTTAACGATTCGTTCTTCATTAATATTCATAACTAGAACTCTTTACATCTTCCATGTGCTCATCGGCAGCAATTGTAAGTAACTCCTGCATTCTTTTTTGATTCTTTTTAGATACAGTGAACCAATTGTGAGAGCGTTCTAGTTTAACAAAGACATCATTGTACTCGTGATGTTCAGCGCATGATGGATGTGCATTTTCGTGCCATACACAACCACCATCTTCAGCGGGTTCTACTACCAAATTAAACTGAATTAATATCCAGCCTAATCCGTCTACGTGACCTTCTGTCTCGATTGAGTAAGATTCTTCTATTGAATATAATTTTTCCATTTTAATTATCCTTGTGTTCGTTATTAAGTTAGTTAAATTACTAACTTAATAAACATTATACAGTATGTAGTACTAGTGTCAACTTTATTTTTAGGTAAAGCCCCCGAAGTTATTGATCTAGATTCTTCATATCAAAAGCGCGAAGGTCGACATTGCAGCGCGGTAAATTTGTGAGGCTATCTGACTGAATAGCTATATTACTAGGCTGAACAATTACATTATCGGAATAGTGATATCCAGCTGGACTGATTAGCTCTTTATCATCTGTAATTAAATATCTCGTTGTGACATGCAGTAAGTTGAGCTTCAATGATTCTTCCAGCATTTCAATTTGAAGCAACTGATTTCTATAGCCAGCTAAATCTTCGCCTATAGTTGTTTCACAATCGTCGCTCCAAAGTTTAGCCGAGGCCTTGCGATCAACAATATCTAGAGTCGTATCAAACATCTCGGTGGATAGCTTTTCCATGTGGTCACAGTGTGTATTAATCTCACCGGCTGTATATTTTAAATTCGATTCATCAACCTTGACTTGAAGGGCGTTGATTTTGCTATGTAGTTCTTCTTCAAAGTTTCTCATTATCAATATTCCTTTTAATAGTTAGTTAAATTACTAACTTAATAAACATTATACACTATGTAGTATTAATGTCAACTTTACTTTTGATTCAATATAAGTGCTCCCCTCTTTCATGTTCTTCTTTTTTTTCTTTTAAAACATTAACAGCATCTCGTTTGCAATCTGCTTGAGTGTCATAATATCCATCAATTATTAAATCTCCTTGATATTTGTGTTCTGCGCTGATAAAGCCTTCACTATCTGTAGTCATTGTAATATCTGATACTAACCAACCGTTTATCATTATCAATATTCCTTTATTAAGTTAGTTAAATTACTAACTTAATAAACATTATACACTATGTAGTATTAGTGTCAACTTTATTTTGATTCAATTGATATGTGTAAGCATTAGGTGCTACCATGTTTGCAAGAACATATTTAAAAGGTAGGAATTAATGGCTTATAAGAACTCAGAGCGCAAAGCTATAGCTGATAAGGTGTGCGCTCTAATGCAGACAGGTATCCCCTGCGGTAAGGCTTGTGCAAAGGTAGGAATTCCTAAAACAACTTTCCTAGGCTGGACCAGAGGAACAGGGGCTATTCCCGACCAGTATGCGGGCGCGCAGGAGGCAATGATACATAGTATCGCTGAACAAATCATGGAAATCAGCGATGAGCAGCCCGTTACCATCGTTGACCAGAACGGTATCTCTCGCTATGACTCGGCTGCTGTTCAGCATCAGAGATTACAGGTTGACAGCCGCAAATGGCTGCTCAGTAAGATGATGCCCAAGGTGTACGGCGATAAGAATGTGCAAGAAATAACTGGACCCAACGGTGGACCCATAACACTCGCAGCGCTGGACCTGAAAAACTTGTCTGATGACGAGTTAGAGAACATGGATTATCTCATAGGTAAGAGTACAGATGCAGAGGCCACCAGCAATAATGATTGAAAGTAAATTTGACATTCTTTATACTTCCTGTATAATGTTTATTAAGTACTTAAATAAATGAGTACTAAACATACACCAGCCGCAGTAGCATTAGCTATAAAGGCTGAAAAGGAGAGACGGTCCGCCAGCGCATCGCTGTATGAATTTGTTAGGCAATGTTGGCATGTAGTAGAGCCGGGAGTGCCATTTGTGCACGGTTGGCATATACAGGAGATATGTGAGCACTTAGAAGCTATTTCTGCGGGAGAAATGCGTAAATTGCTGATAAATATACCTCCAAGACACTCTAAGTCTACAATTGTATCAGTTATTTGGCCAATGTGGGAGTGGTTAACCGATCCAAGTCAAAAATTTCTCTGTGCATCATATTCTGGCTCACTTTCTATCCGTGACAACCTAAAAGCGCGTAGATTGATACTTTCTCCGTGGTATCAGGAGAGATGGGGCCATATGTTCAAGTTAAGCGGTGACCAGAACGCTAAACAGCGGTTTGAGAACAGCGCTACAGGCTACAGAATAGCTACATCAGTAGGCGGTACTGCAACAGGTGAAGGTGGCTCTAGATTACTATTAGATGACCCTCATGCAGCACAAGAAGCTCAATCAGATGCAATACGTGAGTCAGCACTAGATTGGTTCGACCAAGTATGGTCCACACGATTAAATGACCCTAAACGTGATGCAATGGTAACAGTTATGCAGAGATTGCATGAAAGAGATATATCTGGCCATATACTAGAAGAAATAGGTGGCTGGGAACATTTAATGATACCAGCAGAATATGATGGACGTAGACGCACAACTTCTTTAGGTGAGTACGACCCACGCAAAGAAAAAGGAGAGCTAATATGTCCAGAGAGATTCGGAGAGAAAGAAGTAGCTGACCTTAAGAAATTATTAGGTGTTTACGGTACAGCTGGACAGCTACAACAGGAACCTAGCCCAGCAGAAGGCGGAATACTTAAAACTGGATATATTGAAATGTGGCCAAGCAAAAAAGGCTTACCACCCTTTGAATATATTTTACAAAGTTACGATTGTGCCTTCACGGAGAAATCGACCGGAGACCCAACTGCGTGCACTGTTTGGGCAATATTTACACATGCAGGTCAAAGAAACGTAATGTTAATTGATGCATGGGACGAACATTTAAGTTACCCAGATTTAAGAGCTAGAGCCATAAAAGATTGGACAACAGAATATGGTGGCATGAGTAAAGACAGTCAATTTTCTAGAGCACGCCGACCTGATAGAATTTTGGTAGAAGCTAAGGCAAGTGGACAGTCATTACTCCAAGATTTACGCCTTGCCAATGTACCAGCAATAGGGTATAATCCCGGTAACGCGGATAAAGTTTCTAGAGCACATCAAGCTGCGCCGACATTAGAACTTGGTATGGTATGGATACCTGAGTCAAAACAAAATCCCGGCCATTATGTAAGTTGGGCAAATGATTTTGTAAAGGAGTTAGCTAAATTCCCTGTAGCATCTCATGATGATTATGTTGATACATTCACCCAAGCAATAATTTACTTTAAGAACGATAGATGGTTTGAGCTACCGCAAGCAATAGATCCAGATGAGCGTAAAGCCTTACCGTTTAAATCAATTAACCCATACGCAGCTTAGGAAGTACAAATGGCTTTAAAAGATGATTTAGAACTAAATAAGCCCAAGCGAACGCCTAACCACCCAAAGAAATCTCATGTTGTTAAAACGACAGTAGACGGTAAACCGAAATTAATTAGATTTGGTGAACAGGGAGCTAAGACTGCTGGAAAACCTAGCCCAAATGATTCAGCAAAAACCAAAGCAAAGCGTAAATCATTCAAAGCAAGACATGGCAAAAATATAGCAAAAGGTCCAGCATCAGCAGCATATTGGGCAAATAAAATAAAATGGCGCGACGGTGGTTATGTAGATGGTTACGCCACAGGCGGAGAGATAGCAGATGTAGGCGCTGATTTTTTATCTGGTGTTCTTGGACCTATTGCAGCTGCTGGCACATCTTTAGCAGAACAAGCCTTTACTGATAACGACATAGCAACATTAAAAGCAAATAACGAAAAGTACAACAACTTCTTAAACTATTCCCCAAGAACTGAGACTGGCTACAACGTCAATCAGGCCGCTATGAAAACATTGGGAGAAGGCGTTACCGCAGCAGCGAACGCATACACCGAAAACAAAGATAACTTAGGCTATATCC